GCAGGATTTCCAGGATAATATTCCGCAGGATCCGGCGGTATATTACTAGGACCATATATAGCATTACCACCAGTATCTGGATTGTAACCTGCAATTGGATACGGACCGACTTCTCCATATATAGCATTACCACCTCCATCAGAATTATAGTTGGCATCTCCTCCATCAGGAGCATTATAGCCTGTAATTACATCTGGACCTGGACCATAAATAGCATTACCAGCAACCTCAGAATTATAGTTGGCATCTCCTGGTGTTGGAGAATTATAACCAGTAGGCGTTCCTGCTTCGTAATATGGCGGATCTGGTGGTATGAAAGGATCGCCGTACTCAATTCCGGGAAAGTAAACTGGAGCATTATAGCCTGTTGGATTACCTGATGTAGGCGAATTGTAACTAGCAATATTTCCACCAGATGGAGAATTGTAGCCTGTAATTACATCGTCTCCCGGTGCATATATAGCATTGCCTGGCGTGGGTGAATTATAGCCACTAACGGTCGGTGGCGATACAGGATTATAGCCTACAATTCCAGTAGAACCTGGGCCATAGTTAGCATTGCCAGGTTCATAAGAATTATAGCCTACAATTATCGGACCATAATTAACCGCAGGAACATATACAGGAGAATTAAATGACGATACATTGCCAGGAGTAGGTGAATTATATGTCGCCTCGCCAGTACTATAATTTGCATTTCCTGGAACAGGCGGATTATATGTCGCAGGAGTTCCAGGATAATATTCCTCAGGGTCAGGAGGAATAGGATTAGGGCCATATATAGCAGTACCAGGTTCTTCAGCATTATATGTTGCAGGAGTTTCAGATATAGGCGCATTATATGTTGCAGGAGTTCCAGGAGTAGGGGCATTATATGAAGCAGGATTACTTGAAGCTCCAGAGTTATACGATGATACATTACCTGAGATAGGTGTATTATATGAAGCAGGAGTTCCAGGAGTAGAGGCATTATATGAAGCAGGATTACTTGAAGCTCCAGTGTTATACGATGATACATTACCTGGTATAGGCGCATTATATGACGATACATTGCCAGGAGTAGGTGCATTATATGAAGCAGGATTACTTGAAGCTCCAGTGTTATACGATGATACATTACCAGGAACTGGTACGTTGTAACTAGCAATAGTACCAGGAACTTCAGCATTGCCTGTGCCGCCCTTGCCCTCTACTGTGATAGAGTTCTTACCAAAGGGAACAGCAATGTTTGATGGAGCGTTAAAGGTAAATGTACCAGTTCCGCTTGCTCTCCAAGTCTTCTCTAGTCCAAACTTACCAATTGGCATTAGCTAACATCCTTCATCGATAAAGATACTACATACGATGTGCCTTGGTCATATGTAAATGCAGTCCAAATATCAACTTCATTCGCTCCTGTAGAAGCAGGCGGAGCAACTCCTCCCGCAAAGACCCCATCTGTCCAAGTAATCGTATGACCGCCTGAGCCATCTTGTATTGCTACAATCGTTGCAACAGAAGTGCTACCAGCTGCAGGAGGATTAGTAAACGTAACGGTTGTATCTCCAGTGAGATTTAATCTGAAGATATTTGCTGCTGATAAATCTAAATTTATAGAACCAGTAGCAGAATCTGTAGTAAGCAAAACTTCAGCGTATCCTTTGAGATCGCCTGTAATATCACCAAAAGTTACATCGCTTCCATTTTCAATTTTGTCTGTGTTCAAATTCTCAAAGTTAGCATCCATTTCTGCTGTAGAGAGGGATCTACCAAGACCTCCTCGTTTGACAATAGTAGCCATATTTTTAATTTCCTATTAGATAAATAGTGTATTATTTTAAGTTATTTATAACAGAAAAAGATTCAGTAGATGACATATTCAAAAGAAGTTTATTCAGGAAGATTCCAGCCGAGAAATCCTGCGAAGTATAAAGGCAATGTTTCAAAAATTACATATCGTTCTAGCTATGAACTAAAATTCATGAACTGGTGTGATATTAGCGACTCAGTATTAGAATGGGGAAGTGAAGAGATAGTAATACCTTATCGTTCTCCACTAGATAATAAAATACATCGTTATTTTGTAGACTTTATTGTAAAAATACAAGGTAAAGATAAAGTAAGAATGTGTCTTGTTGAAGTAAAGCCTAAACGATTCACACAAGAGCCAAAGAAGCCTTCTCGTACTACAAAAAGATTCATCAACGAAGTCAAACAATGGGGAGTCAATCTCGCCAAATGGGAAGCGGCTGAAGAATTTTGTAAAGACCGCAACTGGGAGTTTATGATTATAACTGAGAAAGAACTCGGTATTTAGTTATAAATAGTCACATGGCTAATCCTTTTGAAAATATAAGAACCAGCGCAGGCGATCAAGACAGGTCGTTTAGATGGTATCAGGACAATGTTCGTAAAGTGGCGAGTAACATTACTTCGTTCAGAAATGCGTCAAAGTCTGATCTAGGAGAGTTCGTAACAAGACTCGAACCTGGAAACATGTACATGTATGTTTACGATCCCAAGTACAAAGATTCACTTCCGTACTGGGATCAGTTTCCGTTGTGTCTGCCTTTTGATGATATATCAGGCGGCTTTGTGGGAATCAACATGCACTATTTGCCTTATCTACAACGAGCAAAGTTGTTGGGCGAATTGTTAAACTACACTGACAAGAATATAACCGAGAAAAGTAAAATAGAAGTGAGCTGGAGCGTACTAAAAAACTTTGGTAAGTTCCCACAAGTAAAGCCATCAGTAAAGAAGTATTTGTATAGTCAAGTGAATAGTAGATTTTTTAAGATAAATCCAGAACATTGGAAAGCAGCAATATTTTTGCCAACTCAAAACTTCGAAGGCGCTTCACAACAAAAAGTATACAGAGACAGTAGAGACATAATCAATGGCTAAATCGTCAAACAAGTTAGTAAATTTCTTATCGGAAATAAGAAATCAGCATACGCCAAGAACTGAAAGATTTGAGGTAATCTTCAACATACCTGCAGGCTTACGAAGTCAAATAAGTTATGGCGCCGAGCAAACAATTTCAATAAGATGCGAAGAGGCTCAAATTCCTGGAATGGCTGCAACTAATTTGCCTATAAAAATAGGAGCTTGGACAGAATATAGAACACAAAACGTAGAATTTCTAACTACTGATATGTCTTTCAGTTTTGTAGTAGACGAAGATTGGCATGGTAGAGAACTATTTGAAAAATGGATAGCTATGAGTGCGGATACAAATTCAAAAGAAGTAGGATTTTATAGTGATGTAGTTGCAGACATTGAAATATCTTCTTTAAGTGTAAATAATGATGTATTAGCAAAATGGAAACTCATAGACGCTGTTCCTAAACTGATAAACTTAACACCCATGTCTTGGAACAATATAGGATTTGTAAGAATGTCCGTTTCTGTTTCAGCTAAGAAATGGGAAAGAATTTATGATGAGGTAGGTGTTAATTAAATTTAATGAAAATAATTGGAGAATATGATGGCTTTACCTGTAATTGATGTACCAACTTTCACTGTACAAGTACCTGGAATAAAAAACAAGTTAAAACTTAGACCGTTTCTTGTTAAAGAAAACAAGATATTAACACTAGCAGCATCGTCAGAATCTACAGAAGATATGTATTCTGCTTGTTGTCAAATTATAGAGAATTGTTCTTTTGGTGAATTAAACGCTAAAGAGTTAGCAATGCATCAATTGCAATGGATATTTTTGCAATTGCGCTCAAAGTCTATAGGAGAAACACAATCTTTTGTGTTGAGCTGTGGCAAATGTGAAAGTAAAACTAATTATGACATGAATTTATCTGAATTTAAAATTACAGGAAATTCTGAAATACTCGAAAAGAAAATAGAACTTTCTGATACAACAGGAATCGTATTAAAATATCCATCTGCCGAAGTGCAAATGAAAAAAGATGAGTTAGAAGATATTGAGTTGTTATTAAATTCTATATCTTACATATATCAGAGTGAAGAAGTTATACGTCCGGAAGAAGAGACTGTTGAAGAATTGACAGAATTTGTCAGTAATTTGCCTATAAGTATTTTCAATGAAGCAGCAGAGTTTTTTAAAAACATACCGACACTAACGCATGCGATAAGCTACAATTGCAATGAGTGTGGTACTAAAAATGAAATACTGATAAATGGATATGAACATTTTTTCGGCTAACTCTTTCTCAAGATTCGCTTGAAAATTACTATAAGACGAATTTTTTGTTAATGCAAGAACATCATTATAGTTTAAGCGAATTAGAAAACATGATGCCTTGGGAAAGAGAAGTTTATGTTGGTATGCTAATAACGCATCTAAAAAAGAAAGCAGATAAACAACAGAGTAAACAATAATGTTAAGAGTATCAGGTGCAATAACAGACGAAGGTTTTAGCGGTTCTAGAGTTAGAGATACCAGAGACAAAAATCGGTACACTAAACAAGGCGCAGAATTTTT